CTGCAGGCTGGGCAGCGGCACGCCCCGCATGTGCTGCGCGCACAGCCGGGTGAGCGTGGCCCCGTCGGCAGTGCGCTCGTAGGGCGGCAGGTCGGCGTGCAGCAGTCCCAGCTCGCGCGCCACACCGGCCACTAGGCCCACGCAGTCGCAGGCCACGCCTTTGACGCTGGCCTGATGCTGCCATCGCGTGCCCAGCCAGCCGCGAGCGGCAGTCACAACCTGTTGCGAGGTCACGCTCATCAACTGCCCCCGTAGCGCAACGTCTTGTCGACGCCGGGCACGTGTGGGAATCCACGGAAATTGACGACATTGCCAAACTTGTTGGCGCAGTGATTAATCGTCTTGTTGCAACCCTCGACGACGGTGAACTGGTCAGCCACGGCAATGAGGGTTGGCATGTCGAGAACGAGCTGAACACCGCCCGCCCCGTCGTTGTTGAGCACCTCCATTTGGCGGCCCGCGTTGCCGCCGCTGGTCCAGGTCAGGCGGCCACCAGCGTACACACCGGCAGCGCCGGGCAGGGTTGGGCTAACAAACTGCCGCGCGCTAAGCACAGTCGCAACGGTGTTGCTCTGGGTGCGCGAGGTCAGGTTGACGCCGCAGCGCGCATCACCCAGGTCTGCATCGCAGGTCGGCAGGTAGGTGCGAGTGATGGTCCGCTGCAGCGTGTTTGTAAGGCCGCGAACCTCGACTCGCCAAGTGCCGTTGGCGCGCTCGACCTCACCGAACTGGCCGACGCGAAGCATTAGTTCGCCCTGCGACAGGTTCGCCGCGTTGACCTGCGACACCATCACCTGCGCGGCGTCCCACACGCCAGCCTCCAGGTCCGCCTCGGTGATGTCGCTGCCGGACAGCAGGCCCAGCACCTCAAGGTTGTCAGTTGACAGGTCGGCGCCCGATACGACGGCAGATCCGCTGGCGCCGCTGCGCGCGCGGTATAGGACCGACTGATACTCGATATCGTCGTCAGAATCAGTAAATCCGAACACCTGCGCATCGCGGCGCGTGACTCTCACCAGCGTGCGCAGGGTCGTGACCTCTTGCGCAAGATGTTCTTGCAGACCAGTGGACAGGGTCTTCATACGCGCACCTCGACGAGCTGCGTCTGCCACGCATACAGCAGCTCGGATTGCGTGCGGTCGATAATCTGGATGCGAGCCTCGTCGGACTCAAAGCGAACCGGCACGTCAAACTCGCCAGACCACGTCAGCGTCTCGGTAGGCTGTGGGAAAAATCTGGCCTCGCCGCCAGTGGCCGTAAGACCGCTAGTGGCAGTGCCCAAAATAACGACGGCGCCGCTTACGCCAGTGACCGAGTGGCTGCGATTGTTGAGCACGGCGGCCGCGGTGCCGGTAACGCCGGTCACCCAGACGCGGCCGCCCAAGACCAAATTGGGCGAAAAAGCGCTGGCTAGTGTGAGCTGGTGTGTAGCGCCAACGATGTGACTGCTGATGGTGCGTGTCTGGTCAGCGACAAACGTGAGCACGCCGGTAGTGTTGTCTAGTGTCGCCTGCCCGGCGAGCGTGCCAAACGTGACCGGGGCACCGTTGCGCAAGACCGCCGCCGTGTTGGGCACCGGCTTGCGAATGCGGCGGTCTTCCGCGAACGCGCCGGTGCCGTACCGTTTGAACAGTTGATAGGTTGCAACGCCGTAGCCCTGCCCGGCCGTGCCCTGCTCCACCGTACCGACGAGACCACGCATTACGCCGTTGCTGTGGGTCACGCGGAAATCCCCCCAGTCTTTGTACCTGAATCCGTAGGCTGCACCGCGCGCCATGCGGAAAAAGGCGAGCAGCTCGTCCTTCTGCGCCTCGGTGCGTGGCGCATGCGACAAATCAAAGCGCGCGCGGGACTGAGACCAGTTGATGTTGCGGCTCTCGAACCCAGCGCGCACGGTGACAATATCGGTGCTGTACCCCGGTCCACCGCTGGCCTGCACGCTGATGCGCTCGGGGAAGCGCGGGAGTTCCATGAAGCTCATTCGGCTACCCGTTGCGGCGGTTGGCTATAGCGAGCTGGCGCGACACGGCACCGGCGATCTGGTTGGCCGTCTGCCGGGTAACGTTGCTGCCGGGCGGCAGGTTGATGTTGATGGTGGGGCCGCCCATCGGGCTGATGGTCTGGCCGCTGCGGCCACCGAAGGCCAGCTCAGGCCCGCGCTCGCCGACCACCCCGAACCGGCCGGGCGGAATGAAGCCGCCGTCGGCGAAGAAGCCGGCGAACAAACTGCTGATGCTGCCACCGACGCCGCCGCCACCACCACTGAAAGCAGCTTTCAAGGCCTCAGCCAGCGGCTTAACGATCAGGAGCTGCGTGGTTAGCTTTAGGAGGTCTTGCAGCAGCGCCTCGAAGAAGCTGCGCACACTGCCGCCGCGCTCAATGAACGCGCCGACGCTGCTGGCAAATGTCAGGGCCAGCCCTTCAAGGCCGTCTTTCTGCTTTTCGATACCCTGACTGACTTCGCTGTTGAGCCCGAAGATGCGGGTGTACGCCGCATCATATTCCTGCAGGCTGATCGTGCCCTCAATTAGCGCATCATCAATCAGTTGCAGGTCGCGCGCCTGCTGCTCGGCTGCGCTGCGGCCGGTGAGGTTGGCGAGTCGCTGCTCGCGCTCAGCGACGGCCTGGTCGATTTCGCGCTGGAGGCGCTGCGCGTCACGCAGGATGGCGACGTTGTTCTCATACTCGGTCAGCAGTTGACGTTGCGCGTCGACCTGCTTAACGGTGGCTTTGGTTGCAACGTCCTTGGCTCGGGCGTTTTCGAGCACGGCGCGCGAGCTGCCCTGCAGGGCCACCGCCTCGGCGCCGCTGACCTTGGCGCCTTCAGCCACGGCGCGCGCGTACTGCTCCGTTTCCGCCTTGGCGGCGACGATCTGCCGGCGCAGCTCTTGCGTGGCCTTGCCGATGCCCAACGGCTGGAACAGCTGCTCGGCAATCTTGGCAAAGTCCAGCCGGCGGAACACATCGATGGCGGTGTTGACGGCCGGCACCGCCTGCTCGGCGATGGAGAACTTGAGCCGCTCCCACGAGTTGGCTAGCTTGTCGAGCTCGCCCTGCAGGCGGGCGGCCTGCTTGACGGTTTCATCGGTCAAGCCGCTGAAGCGCTCCAGCCCATCGGCGCCCTGGTTGAGCAGCGGCACCAGCTTGGCACCGGCGCGGCCAAAGAGATCGACCGCCAGCGCCGCCTTGGCCGGGCCGTCGTCCAGCGCCTGAAAGCGTGCGGCCAGATCACGCAGCACCGCATCGGCCGGGCGGATCTCGCCGCCGGCATCCTTGACGGCAACGCCCAGCGCCCTGAAAAGGCGGATCGCGTCCTCGTTGCCGGTGGCCGCCTCGCCAATGCGGACGTTAAGCCGCGTAAGAGCGGTGCCAAACGCCTCGGCACCAATGCCCGCTTCGCCTGCGGCCTGCCGCAGGTTGGACAACTGCACCGCCGTGATGCCTAGCCCTTGCGCGGCCTCGTCCAGGTCGTCAATTGAGCTGACTAGCGAGCGCAAGCCGGCAAGCGCCGCACCAGCGCCAAGCGCCGCTCCTGCTGCACCGAGCTGGCCGAACGCGGCCACCGCGCCGTCGATAGAGCCGCGAATGCCTTTCAGGACGCGGGTGGCCCGATCTTCGGCGGTAATGACAACGCGGGCGTCAGTGTTCGCCATGGGACGTGTGCTTTCGGACGACTAGCAACAGCTCGGTGAGCAGGTCCAGATCGGTGACATCGTGCAGGCTGCAGTACAGCGGCAGCGCGGTCGGTTGCCAGCCGCCCAGCCAGTGCCAAGCGTGGGCGGCGGCGAGTGCATCGGGGTGCCAGTCGGGCGGGCCGGCGGCGGCCTCGCCCATGCCCATGGCGGCCAGCTTCTGCGCCTCGCCGCGGGAACGTTCCCACGTGAGGCGCTCCACTAGTTTTTTGCGGCGGCCTCCGTGCGCGCGCGCCGCTCGGCCAGCTTTTCAACCAGCGCGGCGCGCAGCTGCTCGGCGTCGGCGGGCTGGGCGTCGAGCAGCCAGGGCACGAGCTCGGGGCGGTAGTCGACAAAGGCAGGCGACTCGCCATCATCGAGCGCCGGCTCGCCGGTGAAGTCGCTCTCGCGCACATGGCACCAGCCCACGATGGCGCGCTCGAGCTGCTGGCGAAAGAACTCCACCAGGCCAGCCTCGCCGGCCGCCTTGCGGGCGGCTGCGAGCTCCAGCTCGTGCTGTGTGGGAATCTGCAGCCGGTAGTCGCGCTGCCCGCACTGCACCTCGAACTGGCGCGCGGCCAGCGCGCGCGTCTTGATCTGCTCGATGTCGGCGCTCATCAGGTGCTGTACCGCGTCGGCGTAGCCGAGAAGCTGATGTCGATGTTGGCCGTGAGCGGCTCATTGGCGGCCACGTTGGGCGTGGTCTGCAGACTCCAGTAGCCGTTAGCCACCAGGCGGCTGGCGTTGGGGAAGATCAGCCGGATGGCGGTGGGCGTGGCTAATTCGGCCGCGCCGTTGACCACGGTGTACCAAGCCAGCGCGGGATCATCGAGCACCGTGAGCTGCAAAGTCTGCGGGCTGCGCGTGGTGGGGATCTGCTTCTGCACGCGGTCCACAATGGTAGTCACGTCTACGAAATTCTGTTCACCGCCACCGGGGGCGATGTTGCGAATCTGCGTAACGTTGGTCCAGGCCGTGATGCGGCGGATCGTGCCGGTGCCCGCACCGGCCGGATAGTTGGCGGTGCTGGTGGTGTTGATGCCCTCGAAGGTGATGTCGTTGGTGGCGACGTTACTCACGCGCACGATGCGGCCGCTGAGCAGATCCCAGCCGCTGGTCACCTCGAGAAAGTCACCGACCACCACGCTATGGCCGGAGGCCAGCGTGGCCACCGCGCTGGCGGCGTTGGTGATGGCGGTCATGTTGACCGAGCTACCATAGGTCGACGCAACGGCGACCACGGTGCCCGTGGAAAGGGTAATTGCCATGATGTTGCTCCGTGATGCCGGGGGAGGTCGAACCTAGAGCAGCGTGCCCGGCGCGTTGCTCGCGGTGTAAAGCGTGGCGTTGAAGGTCATGGCGGCGCGGCCGATGGGTTGCTCGGCTTCGCCGTCGAACTCGATTTCGGTGGCCTGGTAGATCAACTGCACAGCCTTGCCCTGCACGGTGAGCGCGGCACCGAGGGCGATCTCGACCTGCTCGCAGATTGTGTCGAGCGTGTTGGCGAGGTTGGCCCCGCGTGCAAAGGCCTGCACCTCGACCGTGACAACGCGCGGCACATACAGCACGTCGATGCCGCCCTCAGTCTCGGCACTGTCGCTGGTGGTGTTGACCACCAGCGCCGGCATATCAAGCTCGCGCAGCGGATACACGCGCGCGGTATGCACGCGCGCCTGCGTCTGGGCGAGCCCTGTCACTGCGGTGACGACGGCGGCCCGCAGGTCTTGGCGCACGTGGGACATGGTCAGGCCTTGGTCAGGATCAGCGTGGTCATGCCGGTGCCGTCCGGCTGGATCTCGGACACGCTGTAGGCGGTGCCCTGCATCACCACACCCGCGCCGGTCACCACGGCGGCCACGTCACTGCTGCGCGCGATCAGTTGCGGGCGGGTGCCGGCGGCCAGGTCGAGCACGTTGACGTAGGCGTTGTCTGCGACGGCCCAGACAGGCTGGCCGTTGATGGTCACCTGCTCGCCGCAGGCCGTGAGATACGCCAAGCGATCAATGTCGGTTTCGAGCATTACGCAGTGCCGTTGTAGCCGGCGACGTTGGCGCCTGCGAACACCGGGCCGGTGGTCACGGTGGCCACCACGCGGATCCAGCCGCGCACGCTGCCGGCGGGCACCACCAGG